TCATATTATAACGATTATCGTCTGGATATGCAGTAGCATTTAAATCCAATATTCTAACTCTAGGTTCATAATTATTGATTACTTCAGCAATTGCTCTTTCTATTTGTGCTGCAATAATTGGATCAACGTTTTCAAATAAAAGCGAACGAACGCCACTTCCTAATTCGGGTCTAAATGGTCGCTCGTAAAAATTTGTAGATACAAGATTCTTTACAGAGTTAATCACAGCGTATTCATCCAGATATTTTGTTACGTCTTTTTTTACTGGATGAGCATTAAAATTTAAATCTAAATCCCTATATGTTCTTTCAGAATCAATTCTGGGATTATTGGATGTGATTGTCGTAGTCATCTTTTATTTATTCAGCCTCCGGCGAAGACATTACCAGAACCTGCTGCTACGGAAGTACAACCAGATATGGCATCTCCAACACGTCCAGCTCCCATTCCGTTGACTTTTACAGTAGATGAACCAGATGCTATTGGTGCTGCATGTGGTGGACACGGTGAACCTGGCAATAAATGCACAGTATTAACATCACCTTGTCTAGACCAAGGTATACCATTAACATACACGTTAGGTGATCCCGCTGCTCTTACCATACCAGAGCAATGTGCAACGTCTGCGTCACCTATTCTAGTTGCTGCGGGCACGTTCTCTCTCCATTAGTTTTTGTAATCTTTCATTCCATAGCGACATTTCATCATGCTCATCGTGTGTATGTGGTGCAGGTGACACTTCTGGTAAAAACTTAATTACGTTGTCGAACTCTTCCGGTATATCTTCATAATTATGATAAGTCTTTATCTCACCGTTTACAAGTAAAACAAACTCATGTGCCATATTAGTTCAAATCAATTCTAGGTGCTTTAAATGTCATGTTACCACCAGATGTTACTTTACAAGTGCCACCTATATCTGCTTGGAAGTTTCCACCAACCTTTAGTGATGCATTTTTACCAACATCTACTGTAGCGTTTCCATCGATATAAACTGTAACATCACCCTTTACATATACTTGTTCATTACCGATAACAACTTCAAACTTATCCTTTTGTATTCTTTCTGAGCGTGAACCATCAGGCGCCCATTCAGTATATGAACCTGAACGATGATACACATGAACACGCTCTGCACCTTTAGTATCGTCAAACTCTAACGCATGTCCAGACTCAGATTCATAAACATTATTGTATGGATACTTTGCATTATAGTATGATGCTGGTTCTACTTTACTTGCTCGTTTTGTTTTCTTTGCTGCTACAATTTCTGATGGATAATCCGAATCATTTCTTGCAAGTCTCGATGTTGTTGGCTCGTCTAATTTGCGTGGATAATTTGTTGCAGACTCGTATGGTTTTACTGGTGCAGCAGACAATTCACCACTTGTTCTTGGATCATTAAAACCTTGTTGTCTATTTGCAGCCTTTAATGGAATGCTAGGAAACATTCCCAACATTACGGGCTCTTGTGCATTTTCACCATCAATAAAAAATCCAAATACCATATCACCTTCTTTCGGTGTATATACATTAGGTGCATTTATAGGTAAACTTGGCGTAGCCCACGGCAACATGTTTGTTGGCAATTGCATCTTATTATCGGAATGCCATCCAACGCAACGAACACGACAACGACCTAATTTTAAAGGATCCTGTCTATCTTCAACAACTCCAACCCACCAAATAAATCCATACTGACCAGCAAAATCTTTATTCATTAATAATCCTCCAGCACTTTATTTGCAAGAGGATTACTTACATACTGAGCAGGATTACTTGTCGAATCGGATGCAACTTCAATTATGGTAACATGTCTAGTTAAACCTATAATATGTCTTGTTCCAGTAATAATGTACTTGCCACTGACAGTTAAATCTTCTGCTTCGTTTTCGCCTTTACTCTTCATACCAAAACCTTGAGTTTTAAAGTTTACGTTAAATCCAGAAGATAAGCTAAAATTGCCAGGCATTGTAATCTTTAATCTTTTAGCAATCAAATTATTTAATATTGCTTTTCTTTGAAAGATGGTCAATTCTTGCGTTTCAGTTTTTGAGATTGAAGATGGATCTTTCTTTTTAATATAGTTACTATTCTTTCTTGCTGCGCCAAATATGCTTAACACTTTACGAGAATCATATGTTGTAAAGTTAGATGTTTTATTTTTGTTGTGTACTTCTGATGCAGTTGAGTTTTTATTTCCATGCTCGATCAAAGAATAATGAGAATCGAATGAAAATGGCGTCGAACCCATAGTTCTCGTTAAAGGATCAAAGCCTATAAATTGACCCGCATTAACACCAGCAGCAATTTTATCGACAGCATCATTTTGTGTTATAACTTCATAACCTCTGGCACTTGTCAGTTCATAAAAGTCGTTGTTATCTTCAATGTTCTTGGGTGAAAAATTAATATCTAAAATTGCTTGCTTAGTTAGAAGTTTTGATAGAGAGCAGAAATTGTATCCAACAATATTTGAGAAGAATAGAAAATCTGGCGCATTCTTAGAATCAATCGCTCTCTTAGCACACCAATCAACAGCATCTAAAGGTTGTAAATTTGGAACAATTATCTTACGTATTCCAAAACTATCTTCCACAATTCCTAGTTTATTTGTTGGGATTTTCAAATAGTTTGTCAAAATTCTTTCCGCAACTTTTGAATATGTTGTTTCGTAACTCTGATTGATTCTTTGTTGAGTGGAAAAAATAAACTCATCTGCCACAAAATGAAGTACATAAGCCTCACTAGTTTGATTGAGATTTTTTCTATCCGTTTGACTATAGACTCTAAATGCTTTTTTATATGTCAAGTAATCTGAGTTTTGATCTTTTTTGATTGTTATGGCAATAACTTCTGATCCGTCATACGTCAATTTTTTCGATAGGCCTATAGCATCGGTAATAATAATGTTACCAGAAAGCATAGGAAGAAATAATGAATCATATAGATTCAATTCTTCGAACATGTTTGTAACATCTATAGGCCCGCCTTTAGTGACGATCACTATTTCCGATACTCTAAATTGTGAAGATTCAACTACGTTCATGGATTAATAATTTGTTTAAATTCTTCTACGACAGAGCCGGCGAATTCTGGTTTCAATAACTTGATTGATCTTTTTGATTCGTTTACCTGCATCTCATATTCATAATAAGTTAGTTTTTCTTTTGTAACATTTTCAGTTACTATTGCACCATTATCCAATGTAAAAGTTCTAGTATTTTGAATTACGTTAGCATATGCATTTGCCGTAATTTTAATTCTCTCTGAGATTTTTTTATTGTCTACAGTGGACGTTGATACCGTTCTGGTATTTACTTGATAGTAAGAATGTATATTATTGATGCTCTGTGCCCAAGCAAGACCAGATTGAACTGTAGTATTCGATGCACCATTTGCGGCATATTTTTTGTCAACATATTCTACAAAATTCGAATAGTTTAATGGCAAATCATATTGCGGATCAATTATATTATTGAACATCAAAACAATCCAATGTCTTTCTGGATTATTATAATACTTTGACGCTATTGATTCTGGAGTATCTGTATCCTTAATATCATATTTGTAAAACGCCGAAGAATTTTCTTTTAGTGAATCTTCAAATGCGAAACGTGATATGATATTTGTTACGGTATCAAGACTGGTTGTATTGGCATCAACCGTATAAAATGTTAATGGATAATAGTTGAAAAAATTTGCCATTTAATTCGACCAGTCGTAATTACTAACACCTTTACCTGCAACAGAAGGACTTCCAATATTGAAATCTTCTTTTGTGATATAAGTTGTTTCTCTAAATCCCAAAGACATTTGAATTGCTACAGGCATACCAGTTCTACCTAAAGCAGGATCATTATCACCAATAGATTCATATGCGGTCCATCCTCGTGGTGCAAAGTTTACTTGAACACTTTGCAATACGCAAGTTGCTATTGGGGGTATGTTTGGATTCTGTTTACCAGCATAGAAAAATTTAATATCGAACTCTGATGGGGGTATCAACAAACCAGATTGTGTTTTAGAGTTTGGATATCTCTCTAACTCCGGTGCTTGATGAAATCTAAATCGTTCAATAATTTTTTGAACTTCATACGCTTCTCTTTCACTTCTTGGGTAAAAGAAAAATTCAAATTGAAATGTGCGAAGTGCAGGTGAACTGTAAAGGAGTTCTAGCATTGGGTTAGTTACACGACCTGTTCCTGCGAACAATCCAAGACGAGCAACAGATGGGCTACCCAAAGCAGCTAAAGCATTTTCTCCAAACTTCTGTGCCAAACCAGACTTCTTAGCCGCATTAACCAACGCTTGTGCTTTATTTTCACCTGGACTTTTCATAATGCTTAACAGTTCTGGTGCGGCTGCTAGGGCTTGACCAAGAATTTCTTCTCCAGGTCTTAGTTCAGAATAATTTTGTTCAGAATCAAAATTGATAGTGTCTGGCATATACAAAGCAATAGCGTCACTTGTCAATCTAGTTGTATTCATAAACCCAAACGGCGATTTATCAATAATTGATTTTACTGAACGCTCAATTGCGGTGTCTACTTTTTCTTCCCTTGTTGGTTGTGGAGGCCCGGCTACAAAGCCTTCAACTGCTCCACTAATTTTACCCAATCTACCACCAGATCCAAATTTTTGTTTAACTGCGTTTGTTCCTTGATTTAAAAAAGTAGATAACTTATTGTTCACAACATCAGCAAATGATGCATTTGTTTTTACAGCAGAACCACCGCCGCCTGCACTTCTACCTTCACTTAATTGTCTTTGAATAGCGATTTCTTGTTGGGCATCCCACGATTGTCCACCACGATCATTTGCTTTGAATGATGTATTTTTTTGCTCACGAACAAAGAATACCATATAGTGTCCTTTGTCAGCAGAACCCACAGTCAGTGGGTATCTTAAAGTTGTTTTTTCAAAATCTGTTTTTTCCAGCGCAGCAAGACCATCTGCACCGAATTTTCTGGGTTCAATATCGTTAAAACGTATGTCTGATAGACCGAAAAATGCCATAGGGATTCCTATTCGTTGACTAGATAGTATTTATGTCAAATAAAGGAAGATTTAAACCGAAAAACCCGCAGAAATACAAGGGTGATGCAAACAATATCATCTACAGGTCTACGTGGGAAATAAAGGTAATGAATTATTTAGATGAGAATCCGAACGTCATTTGGTGGGGTTCGGAAGAGTTACCTATACCCTATTACAGTCCGGTTGACAAAAAAAAACATCGATACTTTCCAGACTTCATTGCCAAGATGCGTAAAGCAGACGGCACAGTGATGACTTACGTTATAGAAGTTAAACCAGAGAAACAAACCCAACCCCCAACACAAAAACGCAAGACTAAGACCTTTCTACACGAAGCAATTACTTACGAAATCAATAAAGCTAAATGGCACGCCGCTACAGAATTTTGCAAAGACCACGGATGGCAATTTCAGATTTTGACTGAAAAGCATCTTGGCATCAGATAAATACAACATGGCGAAACGACTCATTGATAGAATTAAGGAATCCCTTGCTAAATCGGGATATGCTCC